CACAAGACTTGAAAGCAATTCACGGCTTAGACGCTGAAACTGAACTTGCTAACATTTTGTCAAGTGAAATTCTTGCTGAAATCAACCGTGAAGTAGTTAGAACTATTTATGGACACGCTAAAGAAGGTGCTCAAGTGAATGTTACAACTGCTGGAACTTTCGATTTAGACACCGACTCAAATGGTCGTTGGTCTGTTGAGAAGTTTAAAGGTTTACTTTACCAACTAGAGAGAGATGCCAATGCGATTGGTCAACAAACTCGTAGAGGTAAAGGTAATATAATCATCTGTTCTGCTGATGTCGCTTCTGCGCTTCAAATGGCTGGTGTATTAGATTATGCTCCTGCTCTATCTACTAACTTGAATGTTGATGATACTGGTAATACTTTTGCTGGTGTTCTTAACGGTAAGTTCAAAGTATATGTTGACCCATATGCTGCGAATGTATCTGCAAGTCAGTACTATGTTGCTGGTTATAAAGGTTCTTCACCTTACGACTCTGGTCTTTTCTACTGCCCATATGTTCCATTACAAATGGTTCGTGCAGTTGGTCAAGATAGTTTCCAACCAAAAATTGGATTCAAGACTCGTTACGGAATGGTTCAAAACCCATATGCCACAACTCGTGGTACTGGTGTTTTAGATGTTTCTGGTGCGGTTGGTTCTGCTGACCAAAACCTATACTACAGACGAGTTAAGGTTACTAACATTATGTAATATACTCACAGAGAGTACTAAAAAGGCACCTTCGGGTGTCTTTTTTTTTGGTTTCGCTTGACAGAATCTAGATTTTAGTGTATAATATATCTCGTATATACAATAAATGTTGCAATGCAACATCAAAATATCGATTTGTATATATATAAGTGTAGAAATAATAATGTTTCTGCATTACACACAACACAACACAGGAGAAATAATATGTTAAACACATACTTAGATGTAAACACAGTAATCGATACAGTTCAAAACGCAAAGCGTGAATTGATTAACTCGGTAATCCCACAAGAATCTGTAGCTAAACCAGCAATCGCTATTTTAGAAGCAGAAACTTCTTTTGCAAAATCACTTGCAGAAACAACTCAAAAATATTTTGATACAGTTGCTGATACATTTGCTACTATTAAAGCATAAGGAGAATTATTATGGCAAATCCATTTGAATTAAGATTTAAACTATTAGAAATGTCAACTGATTTTCTAGACCGTCAAGCCCAAAAGCAACAAGAATTAGCACATGAAGCATGGAACCTAGCTCAAGAGCAAGGAAATGCTACGATGGAATTCTGGAAATCACTTCAACCAGCAACTTATTCTATAGAGGATATTAAAGCGAAGGCTGAAGAACTTTACGAGTTTGTTGAGAAAAAATAATGCTCTTATGGAGTATATTTTTAGCAATAGTTATGATTATTGCAGTTATAATAGGAAGAAAAAGTAAGAAATAAATAAGGGCGGTTTAAACACCGCTCTTTTTTTTGTTTGGAACCTTTATAAATAGTATTATGACAGAAACAAACATACAAACTAGACAACCTGATAAAATGGACTATGCAAGTCCTGTTCAGTTTAGGTTCAAAATTGCGAAATTACCACAAGTAGAGTTCTTTATACAGACGGTAAATCTTCCTGGTATTTCAATGGGCACAGGAACAGTACCGACCCCTCTTTACGATTATCCCGTTCCTGGGGATGAGATAAGCTTTCAATCTTTAGATATATCATTTCTTGTAGATGAGAATTTGAATAACTATAAAGAACTGCATGATTGGATATCAGGTCTCGGTTTTGGAAAATCACATGACGATTTTGCAGATTTACAGGCAACGGCTGCTGACAGATTTCCTGGTTCAACAAAAGGTTCTCTTGTTGCTGGAGTAGAAATACCGGCACCACTTTCTGAAGGTGGTATATATTCAGACGCTACATTAACTATATTAAATAGTAAAAATATTGCTAAAACAGAAGTAAGATTTCAAAATGTTTTCCCAACAACTATTGGTTCATTATCATATGATGTACAAGCAAGTGATATAGATTATTTAAAAGCAACTGCGAGTTTTGATTATTTAAACTATGATATAGTACAGATTTCTACTACATAACCCTTGACAAAATCACTAAAAGGTGATATAATAGCTACACTATAAACAACTGGATATACTATGACGCTAGAAGAATTGCAAGAGTCGGTTGACAGAGATTTAAAAATAGATGACACCGAACTCGATACAGAATCAATAAACATCCCCCTACTTCACAACAAATACCTACAACATTACAATAAGTTTTCTCTATTATTAAAGAAAACAGAGTATGACCGTAAGGTTCTTGCTAGACAAAAGTGGGAGTATTATACAGGCAAAGCAGACGCTACAGTATATCAAGAAAAGCCATTTAACCTCAAAGTATTAAAATCTGATGTTCACATTTATATGGATTCTGATGAAGAACTACAACGGATAGACCAAAAAGAAGCATACTTGAAACAGATTGTCAATTATCTCGAACAAGTATTACGAAGCATAAACACTCGAAATTTTATAATCAAAAACGCTATCGAGTGGAAGAAGTTTACTAGCGGAGCAATATAATAAAACATCATGGAAACTCTTATATTAGAGAAGAAGGATGAAGTATATCTAACAGTTGATGCCGACCCGAGTATTCAACGAGAAATATCAGAGTTTTTTACATTCTATGTTCCTGGTTATAAATTCATGCCACAGTTTCGTAACAGGATGTGGGATGGCAAGATACGATTATTCTCTCAAAAATATAAAGAAATCTATTTTGGGTTGTTCCCATATATCAAATCGTTTGCTGAAGAACGAGGTTATCAGATTGTTTGTGGCAAAAATGTTGAAATAAACAATAAAGTAAATAAAGAGATTGTTGAAAAATTTGCGAACAGTTTAGGACAATCTTTTAAGGTCAGAGATTATCAAGTAGACGCCATTCATCATAGTTTAAGATTTAACAGAACATTATTATTAAGTCCGACTGCGAGTGGTAAGTCATTTATCATTTATGCTCTTATTCGATACTACACTCATTTATTAAAAGATGAGCCAGTCAATAGATGTTTGTTGATTGTGCCGACAACATCTTTAGTAGAACAAATGTATACTGATTTTGAATCGTATGGCTGGAATGTAGATAAAAATTGCCATAGATTGTATAGTGGATACTCAAATGTAACAGATAAGAAAGTTCTGATTTCAACATGGCAAAGTTTATTTAGATTGCCGAAAGAATATTTTGACCAGTTTGGTGTCGTGTTTGGTGATGAAGCACATCTATTTAAAGCAAAATCATTAACTGAAATAATGACAAAGTTAGTTGATTGTAAATATCGTGTTGGATTAACAGGCACATTAGACGGCGCTCTGACTCATAAACTTGTATTAGAAGGATTGTTTGGTGCTGTCAATAAAGTTACATCAACAAGAAAACTTATAGATAAAAAACAACTATCAAATCTTGCTGTCCGTTGTTTGATTTTGAAACACACTCCACAGAATTGCCAGATAGTTGCGAAAGGAAAATATCAAGATGAAATTGATTATCTAGTCAGTAGCAAATCACGACAAAATTTTATTCGTAATTTAGCTATTAAATTAAAAGGTAATACTTTGGTATTGTTTCAACTAGTAGAGAAACACGGCAAAAATTTATACGAAATAATAAAAGATAAGGCAGAAGAAGATAGAAAAGTTTTTTACATTTTTGGTGGAGTAGAAGCAGATGAAAGAGAGTCAATAAGAGGTATAGTAGAAAAGGAAAATAACGCTATTATTGTCGCCAGTTATGGTACATTCTCTACTGGTATTAATATTAAAAATCTACATAATATCGTATTTGCAAGTCCATCTAAAAGTAGAATAAGAAATTTACAAAGTATTGGGAGAGGGTTAAGACTAGGAGATAACAAAATTAATGCCTCTTTATATGACATAGCAGACGATTTGACTTGGAAATCAAGAGAAAACTTCACTTTGAAGCATTTTCAGGAACGAATAAACATTTATACAGAAGAAGAATTTGATTATGAAATACATAATATAGAGTTAAAGGACTGATAAATAGTAGTATGGAAACAATAAACGAACCTGACCACCCAACTGATTACAGAATAGTTAAGTTGATGGATGGAAGTCTATTAATGGGAACTATTTCTGTTGACGACAATCATATGAGAATTGAAAATCCGTTAGAGCTGACAACAATTCCTCGTATGACGGAGTTCGGTCTAAAGGAAGATACAACATTAGCACAATGGATTCCATTCACAAAAGACAAAGAGTTCGTTATCACTAAAGATAAAGTGGTTGTTATATCTTTAGCAACTGTTGAACTAGCACATTTCTATGAGGTCGTGTTAAATAAAATGCAAAATGAAGTCCGCAGACCTAGACCTGCTTTAACTCCAGATGATATTGATAGAATATTAGATATTGCTGAGGAAATGGATAATACAGAATTTATGAGAGATGATGAACCACACGATATGATTGGTGGATATAAGATTGATTCCAAGAAACTTCATTAAAAAGTGCTCTAGGTCCTAAGGACCAATCTATTTTCTCACCGCATCTACATATGCGATTATACACTACTTTTTCAGGTTTGTCAAGCGATTATTCCAAATAATTTAATTTTATCGACCGCTTGACAATTTAAGGGATGTATAGTATAATAACTGAAACAATATGAAAAAATCAACACACAGAAACATCAAAAAGCAGACTCAATTAAAACATATTAAAGAGAAACTTCATCAATTGAAGAATCACAAATCAAATAAAAAGAATAATTTAGTCAAAAATTTAAAAAATCTTATGAAGCGTAATGACAGAAAAGGATTATAATATGGCAGAAGAAGAAGAAAAGTTAAAACCAAAACAAAAACCTCATTATGTAGACAACAAGAAGTTTTTGGTAGCGATGACCGAATATCGTGAGTTAAGAATTAAGGCTGAAGAAGAAGGCAAGAAACGACCTCAAGTTACTAATTATATTGGCGAATGTTATTTAAAGATTGCAAATCATCTATCGTACCGTCCTAATTTTATCAATTATACTTATAGAGATGATATGATATCTGACGGTATAGAAAATTGTCTACAATATATGGACAACTTTGACCCCGAAAAAAGTAAGAATCCATTTGCATATTTTACACAGATTATATACTATGCATTTATTCGCA